CGCATCTAATCGTATATCCCCAAAACCACACAGCGTGGCCGAAACTGGCGACGACTGGCCAAGACTAGAAACGATCACGCCCGAAGCGGCCCGATCTCGAGCTACGGAAATATTGGGTTTTGCTAGAGACGTCATGGGCGTAGAGCTTTACCCTTGGCAAGTCCGGTGTTTACATGGCATCACCGCATTAGACGACGAAGATAATTTTTTACGCCGCGTATCGCTTTTGTCGGTTGCGCGACAGAACGGTAAAAGCCTTTTGGGCGCAGCTTGTATTGGTTGGTTTTTAACTATTGAGGCACCGCGCCGGGGCGGTAGTTGTGTCGCTATCTCTGTAGCCCACAAACTCGATTTAGCGGTTTCTATGTTTAAGTATCTCGCCCCAATTTTGCAGGAGAAATTTGGCGCTAAGGTTTCTTGGTCGTATGGCCGTAACGAACTAGAGATACACGGGCACCGGTGGATTGTTAGAGCAGCTACCCCGCAAGCCGGTCACGGTTATAGCGCGTCGTTTCTTTATATTGACGAATGTTGGGATATTTCCGAGGACGCAATAGACACCGGGCTACTTCCTACGCAACGTGCAGTAACTAACCCTATTTGCCTTATGGTTTCTACAGCTGGTACACAAAATAGCCACGCGCTTTTACGTTGGCGCGGTCAGGGCTTACGTCAGATAGACGCCGGCGAAGTTGGCCCTATGTATTTTGCCGAATGGTCACCCCCGGCAACACTTGACCCGATGAGCCCCGACGCATGGAAAATGGCTAACCCGTCTATCGGTCGGGGTGGTCTAACTATTGACGTTTTACACGCCGAAGCTAAAGCACCTAACCGGTCGGCCTTTTTACGATCGTCTGTAAATATTTGGGTTGCGTCTAGCACCGCATGGCTCGAGCCCGGGCTATTTGCGTCTTGCGCTACCACCGACCCCATACCAAAAGGCGGCACATTATCCGTAGAAACTTCGTTAGACGGTACGCGCTACGTAGGTGTTCGCGCCGTACAAGACGGCAACCGATCATTAGTAACCGTCGCTTTTGACGTAGACAGCCTTGCGGCAGCGTGGGAACGTATTGCGAAACAAATGCGCGACCCGTCGCTACAACTAACAATTACGCCACCGTTCGAGATTTCATGCCCTCGGGAATATGACAGCCGCCGCGCCATAGTTGGCTACCGCGAGCTAGGCCGATGGACACAAGGCGTACGCGCTTTAATTGTCGAAGGTCGCGTACAACATTCAGGCGAAATATCTTTAGTAGAGCAAACCGAACGCGCCGTACTCGTACGCCACCAGCAAACCGTAGCCCTATCATCGGCGCGATCTAGTGGCCCTATCGAAATGGCCCGCGCTATGGTGTTCGCTGTTGCAATGGTTTCACGCCCGGCCAATAACGCTAAACCTATTGTCGCGTTCTCTAACGGTTAGCATTAGATCGGTTTTGGGGCGCGTCGGGCGCCCCAATTCCACCCCAACGGGTAAACCTTGTGGCATAATGCGCCTATGGCTTTATTTCGACGCGACCCAAAACCCGTTTACGGCATTGCCGAACCGGAAGTAAAAGCCGCTGTAGGTTACGGCTACACACAGCAAGGCAATCAGGGCGCTAGCCAAATTGGGCCGCCGTATTATGCATACGCAGACGACGCAGCCCGCGCCCGTTGTATGTCAGTACCGACTATCTCCCGCGCCCGTGATCTCATTGCGTCGGTCATTGGTTGTTTACCGCTTGAAATGTATACGTTGCAATGGAACGGCGAAGAAATGGAAGAAATACCATTAGCGCCCCGCAGCTGGCTACAACGTCTAGACCCGGACAATACAAACAATTTTACGCTTTCATGGTTATTCGACGATTTATTTTTTTTCGGCGTGGGCTACCTACACGTCAAAACTAGGACGGCCGACGGCTACCCCGCGTCGTTTCAACGTCTACCGGCAAACCTTGTAACAACTTTAGATCAGCAAGGTAACGTAAGTTTTGGCCCGTCTAAACAGCTTATGTTCTTGGGTTTACCGCTTGACTACAAAGACGTCGTACAATTCATTAGCCCTATTCAGGCTTTAACAACCGTTGCCCCGCGCGCTATTGACACGGCGCTAAAGCTCGAGCAAGCCGCAAACCGCAACGCGGTAGCGGTGCAGCCTTCCGGCGTACTTAAACAAACTGGCGGCCAGCCATTGAGCAGCGAAGAACTAGCACAAATGGCGCAATCGTTTAACGTGGCCCGCATGTCTAACAGCGTTGCCGCAATCTCGGAACACTTGACATACAGCGAAACAAGCGCAACACCGGACAAAATGCTATTAAGCGAAGCCCGCAACTTTCAAGCGCTCGAAATGTCCCGCCTTGCCAATATCCCCGGCTTTTTATGCAACTTGTCTATTGGTGGTTACAACTACTCAAACAACGCAGACGCCCGCCAGCAACTTTGGCTATTTGCATGCAAGGCCTATAGCGAGTGCATTTCACAAACCCTGTCAGGCGACAACGTTTTACCGCGCGGTACCTATGTACGCCTAAACCCTAAACAATATTTGGCAGCCGACTATATGGGCGGCTACGGCGGGGAAATGCCCGACGAAATGCCAACAATCGAAGAAACAGTTAGAGTACCTTTGAGCTAATGATTAAATTAACCGCTACCGCAATCACAGTAGACGCAGCAGCACCGGACGGCAGCCGTACCGGACAGCGTGTAATTATGGGCATTGCCGCCCCCTATGGCGTAACCGCAAGTGTTAGCTCGGGCGAAACGGTGTTATTTGAGCCGGGCAGCCTTTCGGCCCCTGATCGCATGCCACGCGTTTACATGTTCCACGACTCGAGCCAACCCGTCGGCATTGTCACACAGCTTGACAACTCAAGCCCTAACGAACTTCTATTTTCCGCCCGCATTAGCGCTACCCCATTAGGTGACACCGCTTTAACACTTAGCGCCGACGGCGTACTCGATGTCTCCGTAGGTATCTCACCTCAGCAATGGACAACCGACGACGCCGGCGTAATGCGCATCACGGCAGCTGTAATCGACGAAATTTCTTTGGTGCCTCAACCGGCATTTAACGCCGCAAAAATCACCGAGGTTTATGCGTCGGCAAGTATCCACCACAACCCCGACGATTTAGACAATAATCAAGAAAACCCAGTAGATGAGGAAACCCCCGAAATGGAAAAGACACCCGAAGTAGCAGCCGTAGAGGCAGCAACACCAACCGCGCCAATTTGGGCCGAAGCGCCTAAGCGTTTCACTATGCCTAGCGCAGCGCAATACATGGCCGCCTATGCGTCTAGCCCGTCAGAGTTTGCGCAAATTAACGCACAAATTAAAGCCGCCGCGCCTTTTATTGACACTTCTAGCACACCCGGCATTTTGCCCGAAATCATCACGGGTACCGTGTATGACGGGCTAAATCCTATCCGTCCTTTCGTGTCGGCTATTGGTACTCGCGCAATGCCTACAGCTGGCGCAACGTTTCGCCTTCCAAAAATCACGGTACGACCTGTCGTTACGCAGCAGCCAACAGGCGAAAACACAACGCTTGACCCTTCGACCGTTACCGTGTCAAATACCGACGTTTCTAAACTCACATTCGGTACATACGTCACCATGTCAGAGCAAGATCTCGATTGGACAGATCCGGCCAGCCTCAATATCGTATTAGAACAACTTGCTATCGCCTATGGACAGGCCACGGATAATTACGCCATTGACAACTGCCACGCCGCAATCGTTCAAACAGCATCAGTAGCCGACACCGCCGTAGGTGCAGATTGGGTAGCAGCCGTTTACGACGGCGCGCGCCAAATCTCCGAAAGCTCGAACTACTTGCCTAGCCACATGTTCGTAACACCCGCCAGTTGGGCGGCGCTTTCAAGCAGCACAGACGACCAAAATCGTCCGGTATTTCCATACACAGGCGCACCTAACCTCATGGGACAAAACGCAGCAGGCAACGCAGCAGCGAACACATGGAACGGCAACCCGCTAGGCCTTGTACTTGTCGTAGACAAGAACGCACCCGGCTCGTTCATGGGACACGCAGCAGGCCCCGCAGCTGGCTACCACTACTTCGAGCAGCCAAAGGGCGCAATTAGTATTGACGTGCCTTCAAGCCTTAGCCGTACAATCGCTTTCCGCGGTTATGCAGCCGGCTCAATGCGCGACGCTACAAAATTCGTCAAGTTCGTTTAGCCCGAAAGGCGGTTAGCCGCCAATGGCTATTTACACAGTCACACATAAAACGCTAATAAC